AGAAAGTTCCGCTAATAGTTCAAAACAAGCGGGGGGCCCGCAAGCAAGAGCATCTAAGAATATTCAATATGAAATTTTAGTGCCTAACTTCAACATGTTCTCCCCAACTGATACTGATGTAACTATGTCTATCACTTCCATCAGTGGAACAAGCATTGGGAACACTTCACAAGAATCTTTTGTGCTTAGAGGTGCAGAAGAAGTGGAGAACAAAGTAGAAAATACATTAAATGAACCAAAATTAATTCTTTCCGAACCCAATAAAAATACTTTCCAAAATGGTACAACTGGAACTTTAAAAACCTATATTGATATATCAACAACTAATGATAGAGTAAGTCCTGTTGTTGATTTGGAAGGTTCTTCTTTGGTTGCCATTTCTAATAGACTCAACAAAGAAGTTGACGCTAATGGTGATCTTGATTTGTCTTCGGAATTAACTCCAACTGGTGGTAAACACTCCGCTTATATAACAAAGAGAGTTTTGTTGGAAACATCTTCTACATCGGTCAAAGTTCTATTTGACGCAATTAGAACACCAAATAATGACATCAAAGTTTTTGTTAAGATCAAGGGAGATTCAACACCAGGAACTTTCTTGGATATGAACTATGTTGAAGTTCCTGCAATCTCTTACCCAGCATCAGAAAACAAAAAACAATTTAGAGCATTTGATTTTGAAATTAAGTCACTGAGAGAATTCCAGGAATTTAGCATAAAGGTTGTTATGATTGGTAATGATCAAAGTGATGTTCCAAAAATTAGAAACTTTAGGGCACTAGCACTTGCAATCTGATATGAAAGAAATTAAAGTTGACGGTCATCCAGACTTAGTTAGAGATCCAGCATCTAGAGCTATAGTTAATAAAAATCAAAGCGAGTATGAACATTACATAAAAACTGCTAGAATTAGAGAGTCGGAAAAAAATAGAATTAACTCTATTGAATCCGATCTTTCATCTTTAAAAAGTGAAATAGGTGAGATTAAATCTCTTCTTATGACTATGATCAATAAGTGATTTTATAAATATTAAGGAGATTACATAAATAAAAATAAGTGGTAAACTCCTATGGCGGCAGTACACAATCTTTATATTGATCAGGGAGCAGATTTCTCTGCAGAGATTGGAATCTATGACGATTTCAATACTCCTTGGGATTTGAATGGGTACACAGGTGAAGCCAAGTTGAAAAAATCATATTATAGTTCTTCTTCACATAATTTTAATGTTTCTGTGTCTTCAGCTGATGGTACAGTAACTTTGACTATGCCATCAACAACAACTTCTGGTATAGAACAGGGAAGATACTTATATGATGTTGTGATAACCTCTTCTGCTGGAACCAAAACTAGAGTCATAGAAGGTTTGGTAACAATCAACCCAGGAGTAACGAAATGAAAACCAAAGTTACAGTATCTAATCGACCACAAGTTATTACGGTCAGTTCTGGAAGTGTAACTACTTTAGCAAACTTATCGGATGTAAATTTTAATAATGCCACTGACGGTGCAGTACTACAGTATGACGCGGCAACCAACACATGGATTGCAGAAAATGTTCTTGAAAAATCCGGCCTCCAAATCAACTGCGGTAACTTCTAATCCTTACAGGTAATAAAAAATGGCAACTATCTTAAAGATCAAAAGATCTAGTACAAACCCAACAGCAACCCCCAGTGGTCTTGGGCAGGGAGAACTTGCCTACGGTGAAGGTACTAGTACATACACAGATGCTCAAGGAGCAACAGTAGTTTCTCACGGTAAACTGTTTGTAGGTAAAGGAACAGAAACTGGTGGTGTCGCTGCAGGACTAGACATCATTGGTGGTAAATACTTCACCGATCTATTAGATCATGGTCACGGTACGATCACTGCAAACTCTGCGGCAATCGTTGATTCCGCAAAAAAAGTTGATGAGTGGAACGTAGATAATATCACCCTCAACGGAAATACAATCTCCACGACAAATTCAAATGGAGATTTGACAATTGACACGAATGGAACTGGTGACGTTATTCTTGCTGGTTCTTCAACTGTCGGTGATAACCTATTCAAGATTAATGATGGTTCAACTGACAGATTTGTAGTTGATAGTTTTTCTGGTGCTGTTGATATTTCATCACCAACTTTAAGTGCTGCAGATACTCTTCTCAATATTTCTTCTACTTGGAATAATGCTGGTGCAACATTCTATGGTATTGACCTTGATGTAACTAATACTTCTTCCGATTCAAGTTCAAGATTACTAAACCTTTCTGTTGGTGGATCTGATAAGTTTAACGTTGATTTAGATGGTAACGTTTATTTAACTGGAAGCATTTCATATGCAAATGCGGTTGACTTCAATATTCAAGATAATACTGCTGACGCATTTGTAGTAAAGGAAGGAACAAATCATTATATTGATATTGATACAACTGATGCTGCAGAACTTCTAACTCTTGGTAATGACATCACAACAGTTGATGTTGTAGTTGAAGACAATGCAGCAAGTGCATTTGCAGTTAAAGAAGGATCTAATGAGTATATCGCAGTTGATACAACTGATGGATCTGAATTAATCACATTTGGTACTGGTAATGTTGATATTGATAATGATTTGAATATTGATGGTGGAGATTTAACTACCAATCAAACTTCATTCAATCTCCTAAACACTACTGCTACTACAGTAAACGCATTCGGTGCTGCTACCACAATTGATATCGGTGCTTCTAGTGGTACTACAAGTATCAATAACAATCTTGATGTTGATTTGGATTTGAATGTAGATGGCGGTGACATTACAACCAACCAAACAACATTTAATTTAATTAATGCAAACGCTACCACAGTTAACTTTGCTGGTGCTGGTACAGATATCCAGATCGGTGCTGCAACTGGAACTACCAATATTAATAATAACCTTGATGTAGATGGTGATGTTAATATTGATGGTGGTGATCTCACAGTTTCTACCACAACATTTAATCTTGCTAATACAAACGCTACTACAGTAAACGCATTCGGTACTGCATCGACTATCAACATGGGTGCCGCTGGCGGTACTATGACAGTCGCCAATGACACTGTTGATCTTGATGGTGATCTAAATGTTGATGGTGGAGATCTAACTACCAATTTAACTTCTTTCAATCTACTCAACACTAGTGCTACCACCGTTAATTTCGCTGGCGCTGCAACAACTATTGAGATTGGTTCTGCATCTGGCACAACAAATGTCAATAATAATCTTGATGTAGATGGAGATGTAAATATTGATGGTGGGGATTTAACTGCTTCCACAACAACTTTTAATCTTGTTAACTCAACTGCAACTACAGTAAACGCATTTGGTGATGCATCAACCATTAACATGGGTGCCGCTGGCGGTACTATGACAGTCGCCAACGACACGGTTGATCTTGATGGAGATTTAAATGTTGATGGTGGTGACATCACGACGAGTCTAACTTCATTTAATCTACTCAACACTAACGCTACCACAGTTAATTTTGCTGGTGCAGGTACAGATATTCAAATTGGTGCCGCTACTGGTACAACGAATATTAATAATGATCTTGATGTGGATGGTGATGTTTCAATTGATGGTGGAGACTTAGATGGTACAACAACAACGTTTAATCTACTCGCAACTCCAACCACAGTAAACTTTGCTGCTGCAGGTACAGATATTCAAATTGGTTCTGCAACTGGAACTACTAACGTTAATAATGACCTTGATGTTGATGGAGATGTTTCAATTGATGGTGGGGATTTAGACGGTACTACTTCCACATTCAACTTACTTGCAACCCCAACAACAGTTAATTTCGCTGCAGCTGGTACTGATGTTCAGATCGGTTCCTCGACAGGTACAACCAATATTAACAACGATTTGGATGTTGATGGAGATGTAAATATTGATGGTGGTGACCTCACAGTTTCTACTACAACCTTTAATCTTGCTAACACAACTGCAACAACGGTTAACTTCGCTGGCGCTGCAACCGCAGTAGAAATCGGTTCATCATCTGGTACTACGAGTGTTAATAATAATCTAGATGTAGATGGTGATGTAAACGTAGATGGGGGTGATTTAACTACCAACCAAACCACGTTTAACTTAATTAATACAAACGCTACTACAGTTAATGCATTCGGTGCGGCAACTAATTTAAATATCGGTAATTCATCCACAGAGGTTGACTTTGGTGATTTGAGAATTGTTGGTTCAACAATTTACAGCGACAATGCTGGTGCTCAGACAATCACAATTGACCCGTTCCCCGCTGGTGGAGATTCTGGTGGTAACGTTGTTGTTCGTGGTAACCTACAAGTTTCTGGTACAACCACAACTGTCAACTCCACTCAGATGACAATCAATGATCCTGTCTTCACACTAGGAGACAGTATCAGCGAAAAGACTGTAACTGCCGCTGCATTGAGTGGTCAAGCAGATATTACACTCGATGATGTTGCTGGATTAAATGTAGGTGATTTAGTTTCTGGTAATGCTGCGATTCCTGCTGGTGCTGCAATTCAAAGTATTGCTGGTACTACTGTTACTCTTGATGCAAATCTAACATCTGGTATTTCTGCAAGTACCAACACCGCACCAGTGACACTAACCTTCACGCAAGGTGCTGATGATAACAAGGATCGTGGTATTGAGTTTAAGTACTTTAATGGTAGTCTCAAGCAAGGTTTCTTTGGATATGATGAGTCTGGTATTTCTGAAGATGTAGTTAACTACTACTTCACATACATTCCAGAAGCAACCAACACTGCACAAGTATTCTCTGGTACTGTTGGTAAAGCATACTTTGATACTGTAAAACTAGAGATGGGTACTGATAAGGGTATCCCATTCTTTGATAAGTACAAGAGACTTACCAGAACTGAAGCTGCTGGTACTTCTGATGCTACCACTTCATATCAGATTTTGACAGTTAATGCAAGTGGTGTTCCCCTTTGGACAACCACAATTGATGGTGGAACCTATTGATAAATAGTTGAAAATGAGGTAATTATGAGTCCTGATGAAGCGAACACATTAATTCAAGTAATGAATAATAAGATTAGTCAACTCACACAACAAAATGTGATGTTGGAATCTAGAGTGATGTATTTGAACTCTTTAGTACAACAACTACAGAGTTCGGATGAAAAAACTAATGATGGTGGAAATTATGATGAAAAACCATCCGTAAAACAAAATAATGGCAAAACCAAGCAGCAGGTCACAACTTAAAGAGTATTGCTTACGCAAACTTGGTAAACCAGTCATTGAAATTAACGTCGATGATGATCAAATAGAAGATCTCATAGACGATACTATTCAACTTTTCAATGAAAGGGTTTACGATGGAGTCGAGCGTGTATACTTAAAGTATAAAATTACGCAAGATGATATCGACAATGGTTCGGACAGAAATACAACAACTAGTGCATCAGATACAAATTTGGGTGCAACTCCTGCTGCAAAAACTTTAAACTTTGAAGAAGGTAGAGGATACTTAACTGTACCAGATCATATTATTGGCATCCAAGGAATTCTTCCAATATCCAATACATATGTCAATAATATGTTTGGATTTAGATATCAATTTTTCTTAAACGATTTTTATAACTTTTATGCATACGACATCTTGAATCTGGAGATGACGATGCAATATATTCAGACTCTGGAGTTCTTACTTGAGGGTCAGAAACCAATTAGATATAACAAAGTTCAAAACAGACTTTATCTGGATGTAGACTGGAATAGAGTAGCGGTAAACGATTACATTGTAATAGACTGCTATAGAGCATTAGATCCAAATGATTTTACAAAAATTTATAACGAAAGATTTGTAAAAGAGTATCTCACTTCTCTTATCAAAAAACAATGGGGACAAAATTTAATTAAATTCACAGGTATCAAGATGCCTGGGGGGGTTGAGTTTAATGGTAGACAGATATATGATGATGCTCTTGCTGAATTGGAAAAATTAGAAAGTAAGATGTTAAGTACATATGAATTACCACCCCTTGATTTTGTAGGATGATATGGCTAAGAACGTTTACTTCTCTGGTGGTACTACCTCCGAACAAAGACTTGTAGAAGACTTAATTATTGAGTCTTTACAGATTTATGGTCACGATGTTTATTATCTACCAAGAGAAATAGTTAAGGAGGATGATCTTTTTACTGAGGACGTTCTTTCAAAATTTGATGAAAATTATATGATTGAAATGTACATTTCTAATTATGAAGGATTTGAAGGAGATGGTTCTTTACTTACTAAGTTTGGTGTGAGAATTGCAGATGAAGCAACGTTTATTGTTGCTAAGAGACGTTGGGAAGACCTTATATCTTCTTCAAATAATTTGGTATCAAACTTCAGACCAAATGAAGGTGATGTAATTTACTTGCCTCTCACACAACAATTATTTCAAATCAAGTTTGTAGAACACGAAAAACCATTCAGACAATTAGATGCCATCCAAACTTATGGATTAGTTGCTGAGTTGATGGAGTATAGTGGTGAAAGACTTGAAACTGGTGTTGAGGAGATTGATAAGATCACCAGGGAGATTGGATATAGTCAGGTTCTTTATCTAGAAGACGGTGGAACTGGAAACTTTGAATTCCATGAATTGGTAACTTCAACTTCAAAAACTGCTACTGCAACTGCTACTTTAGTTGGAAGTTCTGTCGGTTCTGTGACCGTAACTAATAATGGTTCTGGTTATACTACCACACCACTAGTTAAATTTTCTGCACCTCAAGCTACTGGAGGAACTCAAGCAACAGGTACAGCTACTTTAGTTTCCGATAGAGTTGTGAATATCACAGTAACCGATTTTGGTTCTGGTTACACATCAGCACCAACTGTAACTCTCGATTACTCCCCCGAAGAAACAAACGCGAAAGTTACCAGATTTGATACAACAAATAAAGAGTTGGAGCTCATTGACATTGATGGCAAATTTACAGATGGAGATACTATTGTAGGTTTAACAAGTGGAGCTGCATGGACGATAAATACGTTTAGTTCAATCGAAAACGAAAACGATCCAGAAGCTGAAAACGATTACTTTGAAGTTGAAGCAGACAAGATTCTTGACTGGACTGAAACTAATCCATTCGGTGAATATGGTGAAATGGGAGTCTTCTAATGTTAGGTACACACTTTTATCACGAAATTATTCGTAAAACTATTGTAGGATTTGGTACTCTCTTCAACAACATCGAGTTGAGGAGAACAGACAAATCTGGCAATATTGTTCAAACAATTAAGGTTCCTCTTGCATATGGACCTAGAGAAAAGTTTCTTGCAAGATTAGATGCAGAACCACAACTAGATGGCAGAGCAGAGGCGCAGATTCAACTTCCTAGAATTGCATTTGAAATGAAAGGAATTTCATATGATGCATCTAGAAAGTTGAGTCCAGTAAATATTTGCACCACGCCAAAGTCTGGTGACACAAAAGCAGTCTATAAACAGTATTCTCCTGTACCATATAATATTGATTTTGAACTAAGTATCATCAGCAAGAATAATGATGATTCAGTTCAAATCCTAGAACAAATTCTCCCATATTTTCAACCAGTATTTAATATCTCAGTTAAGTTAGTAGAGACTACAAACGAAGTAAAAGATATTCCTATTATTCTTAATAATGTTAGTATTCAAGATGACTATGAGGGCGATTTTAGACAGAGAAGAGCACTCATTCACACTCTTAACTTTGTAGCAAAAACTTACCTATACGGTCCAGTTGCAACTCAGGATATTATTAGAACTGTCAATGTTGACATTGGAACTGCAATCAACGCTGGGTCTCGTTATGTCAGATATAGTGCAACCCCTGCTGCACTCGAAGACTACAACCAAGATGGAACTGGCATTAATTTTGCGGATGTAAATATCAACAGTAATACGATTACATTAACTAACCATGGTTTTGTTACTGGGGATTTTGTAACTTATAGAGCAGATCCAAACGGTCAATCAATTGGTGGTCTAACTGACTTACAAGAATACTATATGATTAAAATTGATAACGATAACTTTAGAGTTGCTTCAACAAAATATAATGCACAGAGAGGTCTTGGCGTAGACTTAACTTCACAGGGTACGGGTGTTGATCATAAATTCTCAATTATCAATTCTCTTGATGATGCATACGTAGAACCAGATGATAACTTTGGATTTAATGAAACCTGGACTGAGTTTTAATTATGTCAGATACATTTGAAAATCTAGATAAAGCATTCAACGTTGATTCTGCAATTGAAAAAGCTGAGGAAACTACAAAAGAAATTAAGAAGGTAACATCAGAGAAAGATCTTGAGAATGACAATGAGTATACTAGAGGACAACTCTACAATCTCATAGAAAAAGGTCAAGAAGCTATCAATGGTATCTTAGACGTAGCACAGAACTCCGATCATCCAAGAGCGTATGAGGTCGCTGGCAACCTCATTAAGAACGTTGCAGACATCT